ATTCTTTTACAAGCCAAAGAAATGGAGAAGCAACAAATCATCAATTGCTATAATCAATCGTGGCATTTTAGAGATAAGCCATACGAAACAGCAGAAAAATACTACAACGAAACATTTGGAAAATAATTTCCAATTTTAGCCTTATGGTGGAAAAAATAACCCTTAAAAGGGATAAATAATGCAATTTAGTAACTTTAATGACCAGTTAAGTGTCACAATATTTAAAATAATAGTGACAATGCAGAAGCATATCAAAGTTTATTTCAATTACTACGGCTTAGACGAGCATTCGTTTATTGCCTGCGAAGTATGCAAAGCAAAAGCGGTTGATATCCATCACATTGTTTTTAGGTCTAAGTTTGGCAAGAAGACCAAAGACCAACAAGACGCAATCGAAAACTTAATTGCATTATGTAGGGAATGCCACAACAAAGCACACGACAACAAACTCACTAAAGAATGGCTATTGGAATTGCACACATCAAACCTCTAAGCGTTAACAAAGCATGGCAAGGCAAAAGATTTAAGTCTCCAGAGTACAAAAGCTATGAAACGCAAATGCTTTTGACTCTAAAGCCAATGCAACTGCCAGAGCCGCCATACCAAATTGACTTTGAGTTTGGATTCAGCAACAAAGCATCGGACATAGACAATCCCATGAAACCATTTTTGGATATATTGCAAAAAAAGTATAATTTTGATGACGCAAACGTCTATAAAATAGTGATAGTCAAAACAATAGTTGCCAAAGGTAGCGAGTTTATAAAGTTCGAAATCAAATCACTAAGGTAAACGGCTGAATTTAAGTAAATTATATCATTCAAATTTCACATTAATTGTCATGAACATAAAAATAAGCGACAAAGAGTTTTTAGCAATACTGAGAGAGAACGCAGGACTATTTTCGAGGACTGCAAAAGCTATTGAAAAACAATTCAAAATAGATTACACAAGGCAAGCGGTCAGAGAGCGAGCATTGAAATTCCCAGAGGAACTAATTGACATCCGAGAGCAAAACATTGATGTGGCCGAAGATGGATTGTTTAGTCTTATGAAGTCAGACAATGACAACGTAAAGATGCGAGCAATCGAATTATACTTGAAGACAATTGGAAAAGCCAGAGGATATGTCGAAAAAGTCGAGCAACAAATCACTGGGGGCATGGATAATACTTTGGAAATAAAGATTGTCAAAACCGAGTTCCCGATAAGGTCAACAGAAAACGATGTTTGAAACAACTGAGTTATTTGAAGCTAATATAACGGCCGAGACTAAAATCATAATAAATCAAGGCGGGACATGGTCTGGCAAAACTTATTCTATTTTGCAGGCACTTGCCTATTTTGCATTGACAGACCCAAACTCACTAATTACAATCGTTGGTCAAGACATCCCGAATCTTAAAGCGGGAGCGCTCAGAGACTTTCAAAACATCATTTCAGACAATCCAATTGTTGACGCTCAGATAAGCGACTATAATAAATCCGATAGGATATACAAATTTATCAATGGCTCAATGATTGAGTTCAAGTCCTATGACAATTCGCAGGATGCTAAGTCTGGAAAGCGAGACTATTTGTTTTTAAACGAGGCCAATGGTATTGACAGACAGATTGCAAAGCAACTATTGCTTAGAACAAAGAAAAAAGCATTTATCGACTTTAATCCAGATGCTGAGTTCTGGGTGCATGAAGACTATTTGAATAATCCGACCGCAAAGTTTATTTATTCCGACCACAGAAACAATCCCTTTGTCCCAAATGAGAATAGAGCCGAAATAGAGGCGCTCAAAGACATTGACATTGAATTGTGGAAAGTCTATGCAAGAGGAATCACTGGGCGCATTGAGGGGCTTATTTATCGCAATTGGACAATAGGAAATAGTTTCCCAGAGGTTGACTATGTTTATGGCTTAGACTTTGGATATAACCATCCCACGACACTGGTCAAATGTGGATGGGACGAAAACAAATTCTATTTAGAAGAGGTCATTTATGAAAGCGGATTGACAACGGCTGACTTAATTGAGAAAATGCAGAAACTAAACATTGGCCAAAAAGAAATATTTGCGGATGCTGCGAGACCAGACACAATCGAGGAACTTTATAGGGCGGGATTTAACGTCTTTAGCGCAGACAAGTCGGTCAAAGATGGGATTAACACACTAAAGGCAAAGCCAATTGTTCTGGTTGACTCTCCGAATGGAGTCAAAGAGTTCAAAACCTATAAATGGAAAACAGATAAAAACGGCAAAGCAATTGACGAACCAGTCAAATTTAATGATGACTTTTGCGATGCTGCCAGATACGGCATTTTTAACGGCACAAAATCCCACACAAAAAAAATATCATGGTTTTAGTTAACATCGACAAAGAATACCAATTCCCTACGCAATTGGACGAAATCACATTGAGGCATTTTATTGACTTGCAAAACCTATTGCATGAGGAAAAATACAACGAGGCGGTCATGCTTATGTCTGGAATCAGTGAGGACATTTACGACAAAATTAGTTTGAACGGCAAATTGGAATTAACTGGGTTGGCTCAGATGTTAGTCAATGGCGAGATTCTTATGGTTGGCGAGCGATTAGATTTATACGAAATTATGGCTTGTCCGATTGGACAATTCGAAGACTGGAAAGCAACCATTGCTGAATTTAAGGATTGCGAGTGGAAAGCATTGCCATTTTTATGCTTGTTAGAGACTGGCGATTATAACTATGACACCAGAACAAACAAGCGCTATTTAGAATATCTAAACTTGCCCGCATCTGTTGCACTTTTTTACCAAAACAAAGTGAATGAGCAATTTGCAGATGTTCACAATAAATTCTTACCTTTGTTTGAGAGCGAGTTAGAGGACATTCAATTAGAAGCGGGAGTTCAAAGTCTTAATCAGTTTGGCGGTTATGGCACATTGGTGCAATTGGCAGACGGCGTTTATAAAGACATTGAGGCAGTGAGTAAAACAAGCGTTGCTGAGGCATACACTTTTTTGACTTACAAGAAGATTGAAAGAACATATTTGCAGAACTTAGAAAAATTAAGACGTGAACAAATTAATAGAAATATTCAAGACTAAAGCCGAGCAGACTTACACGTTCGGCAATGGAACGTTTAATGAGTTGAATGCCCAGTCGAATATCAAATATCCGCTAATCTGGATGCTATTCCCTTTGAGTGTAACTAATAACTCGACTAATAACATTATTGTGTCGCAGACTTATTCGTTTAGTTTGCAATTTATCACATCGGGTTCCCTTACAGATAAGCAATCAAAAATGAATAGCCATTTCGACCAATTGAATAAAATCATGGTTGGATATATTCAGTCAATGCAAATTGAGAACGAAGATTTGGAGAGGGACGCAATGACATTTGGGCAAGCAACAATGATTAATAAAAAGCAGGACAATGTTCACTATGGGTGGTCGGTTGCGGTATCGGTAACGTTGCCAATTGATTCAAGTTTGTGTTGTGATTTATTCGCATGATAGATTTAACGAACACACTGGCGGAATTTAACAAGCTGAATGAGGCGCTTGTTGAGGCACTTGGCAAAGCAGGCTCATTGGCTGACTCGCATGAAGTTGTTTTGACTGCTGAAAATACCAGAAGTCAAGTTGCTATCATGGCAAATGATTATTGGTATTGGCAAAATTATGGCAGAGGTATTACAAAAGAGGGGAACGACCCTGCATTGGTTAGACCAAAGATTGATGAGTGGGTTAAAAAATTACCAGACTGGTACGCAAAAGATAAAAAAGACGGCTCAAAAGGCAAGAAATTAACAAAGGCAGAGCAAGCGTTTTTGGTTACGAGAAAAATACATCGAGAGGGATATAAGGGGAATTTTTATGCAGATAAAACATGTCCACTATTTGAAGACGCAATAAACAAAGCAGTTTTAGAGGACATACAAAACTATTTTAACAATGAGTTTAACAATTGAAGTTGAGCCGTCAACAAATACGGCCGTTTATAATCCAGTACGTTTCGAATTTAGTTCGGACGTTACGTCTGACTATACAATAGGAATAGAATTGGAAGTCGATGGAAGCGTTGGAAATAACAATGGTTATTTGGAGTTAGGTTTTGTGGATTCGCCATCACTTTTGGTTGGGGATTTTGTTAAAATTTCACAAAATGGCGGGATTGATGCTTATAGTGGCGTTTGGCTTGTAACGTCTGTTGTTGCAAATACTATTACAATCAATGCTCCTTTTGTTGGAACTGGGACAAGTCAAATTTGGCTTTATAAGTATATAAGAAATTACAATGCAGTGATTCGAGTATTTGGATTTAACTATTGCGACAATGGATTTGAGGAACTTGCAAAACTAACTTTAAAGCCAACCTTTGTTTTGGGTTATTGTTATTTCATTGTTGACATTGCAGACATCTTAAAGGATTACAATTCTGAGTGTAACGTTGTAACAGATGTAATATCTGGCGACTTGTTTCCTTTAATCAGTCCGCCAATTATCCAGAATAACTTAAAATCATATATTAGATATTACATTTCTTATGCTGAGGGATTCGACAATCCAGTTGGAAACGAGGCTCAGTATGAAGAGACAACACCAAGCGACTTATAAGATATGCCAACAAATTACTATACATCAAACGCAGCGTTGCAATATAACGTAACAAATGATTTAACAGATTACATGTTAAATGATACTGGCGTAACTGGCAAGAAGTTTTTAACCGAAGCGCCATTGACTAAGGTATTAACAGACAACGAATTGTCTGCGCTTTATTTCCTTTGCAATGACACTAATTTTGTTGCATCTGCTGAGTATTCTTATTACAATGCAAGTGGAACGCTATTATCACAGACAACAAACAATTTATATTATTCAAGTTTAACATTATACCACAACGCTATTCCAGTTAATTGGACTGGAGTCAATATATTGGCCGTTAAAATGAGAGTGAGAATAATTAGAGCAGTGGGCGGCGTGTCAATAACTGAGGAACGTTTTTATATTAGAGACCAGAACGTTTATTGCAATGAGAAACAAGTTAACTGGTTAAACAAGTTGGGCGGTTACGATAGCTTTATGTTTACTGCGGGTCAAGAAACTGCAATCAATGTGAGACGTGAGAATCCAATAGAGTTTAGCATGGCAACAAACTTTGAGTCTCCAAATAGAATCAATGGCTATCGCTCGCACTCATCTGTTGAGTCGTTAAGTTTAGCAACCAGAGTTGACACCAAAGAAACCGCACAATGGCTAAAAAGAGAATTGATTGACTCAATCGATGTTTACGTTGTCAATGATTTGACTTATGTCCCAGTGAATGTCAAAAATTCGTCTGTTGTTTACGATACATTCTCAAAAGATTTTATCGTTAAGTTTCAATTTGAATATGCTTTTCCAATTAACATCCAAACACGATAGATGGAATATACAGAAATTATAATTGACGATTTGTATCAATTGGAGTTGGGCGACAAGTCTATTTTAATTCCGATGACTTATGAATTGATTGATATTAAGGACTTAAATAGACGTTCGGGGTCTAAGACTAAAACAATCACTATTCCCAGAACAAAGCAAAACGACAAAATATTTGGATTTGCGTTTAATATAAATGCAAAAAACGCTTTTGATAAATATACGCAGAGAAAAATCCGCATCCAAAAAAATAGCCAAGTGTTATTTAATGGCCTTTGCACACTTACAGATGTAACAAATGATACAATTTCGTTTTATGCTTTTGCAGAGTTAAGCAAATTAAAAGAGGTATTTGGAACGAGGTCAATAAATGATTTGAATCTGGATGACTTAGACCATACCTATGACGAAACAATCTTTGACACATGGAATGGGAATTATCCTGCGGGCGTTGCTGAGGATTATTTTTATCCATTTATTGATTATGGACAATTTAACAATCGAGGCGGTGCAAACAATCCAGAAATAACAGACGTTTTTGTAACAGACGTTTATCCTGCATTATATTTAAAGCGTGCAATTAATCAAATTTGCATTGACAATGGCTATACATTAAAGACAACTTTCTTTGATGACTATAATACAAGCAAGTTATTGATTCCATTTAGCAATGCGCAGTTTATTCATTCGGATAAATATCTAATCAAAACAGATGGCTTTTCGGGCAATAGACCAGAAACGTCTCCTTATGCTTTGCCATCGAGTTTAATCCAATATACAATTCCAATCACGCAAGAAATTTACGACCCACTGAGTCAATTTGCCTCAAATGAATTTACATCGGTAATAAACCAAAGTGTTGACGTTAATATTTCTGGCTTTTTAGATACGTTGGGAACTTATAGTGTGCCAAAAGTATTTGACATTAAACTGCAATATTATAATAGTGGAACGGCTACATGGTCAGACGTAATTGTAAAAGATTATGGACAGATTACAAATGCAGTTCCTTTTCAGATTAAAACAAGCATTTCGTTGTTTACTGGCGACAAGTTAAGATTTGTGGCGACCAGATATGCAGTTAAATCAATTGGCAGTGAGGTTTTAATTTATCCAAACGTTTATACCATTTATCCAAAAGACGTTAAGTTAAATATTGCACAAGGGGAAATTGTCCAAATGTCACCAAATTTACCAAACATAAAGCAATCGGATTTGTTTCAGTGGTGCTATAAAATGTTTAACTGGGTTATTATTGTTGACGATAATAAAGGGCAAGTTGAAATAAGCACTTATGATTTGTTTTATCAAAATGGTGGTCAAAAAGACTTTAGCCAAAAATTAAGTTTGACACCCAATGCAATAATCAATTACCAACCAACCAATTTCTCTCGCAAATACGATTTTAGATATAAGCATGACGAAAAGGATTATTGGTTAACCAGATACGATTTAAAACAAACAACCGACCAACCTTACAGATATGGAGACGGCCAATATTATTTGACACCAGAGGGCGAGGCTATGTTAATTGGCGAGGTTGGATTCTCTCCGACTATCATTGAAAAGTCATGGAATGGAAATGACCCAGACTATATTTATTTGCCGACAATGCTTGACAATGCAGAGCCAACAATTTTAAACACTCAGCATGAGCCGAGAATTTTAATAAATGGCGGTCTAACAAGCATTGATATTTTATCCGATGGCTTATATTCTGTTTTAAACGTTGAGGGGATTGGTAATGTTTCAGATTTACCATTGTGCTATTTCCAGAAAAAAAGATATAACGAAGACGGCATTGACGCATTTGAATTGAATCTGGCATTTAACACGCCAAATGATGTTTTAAACATGCCGAAAAATTTAATTGACACATATTACAAGTCAGCAATTGACTCGCTTTCGGTCTCTGCGCAAGTTACTGCCTATTTTAAACTTAGTAGTAAAGACATTACAGAATTAGATTTTGCAGAACTCTGGTATATTTCGTATTTTAGTGCGATTTTTAGACTTAACAAAATAATTGACTACAATCCAAACTCATTAGGGTTAACAAAGGTTGAATTAATTAACGTTGGAGTCTTAGAGAGAACAATTGACACATTTGGAGCAATAGAACCAGTGGCAGATTTTACATATTTAGACACTGAAATTTTAGAAGATATAATAACTGAAAACAATAACGACATAATAATTTAAAAAAAATGGCAAAGAAAAAAATAAGCGGACTGCCTGCGGGTAGCGCTCTAAATGGAACTGAGTTAGTGCCTATTGTTCAGACTGGCACAACTAAAAGAATCACAACGCAGGACATTGCAAATTTAGGCAATTCAAGTG